ACGGGGCGGTCTTCTTGGGCGCAAGTCCGTTCGGCATCAGAATCATGGCTGTTTTCCCTTCAAACCCATCGGGACATCACTTTGTCGTGTGGCCCTGCCCACTTAGCGCGAATCTCTAGCCCGCGTTTCGCTAACGCCGCCCGATGCTCGGAACGGCTGTAAAACTTCGTGGGCTGGTCGAAGCCGTTCTCGACCACGAATCCCCCCGGTACGGCGTCTTCGAAGTATTCCAGCCCCTTGGCGACCTGATGGGGGCAAAAGGGCCACTCCCCCACGGCAATCTCATGCTGGCATTTGTCGCACGTCATAGGTTCCTCGTATAGATCCACTGGCCCGTGGGCATGTTCCGCGTATGGGTATACATCTGGCCGTCCAGCGTGAACGTCTCCCGCCCCGGTTCCGAAGGCGTGACTGTCCGTAACCCCTGCTCATCGTCCACGTAGACCAGATGCCGGGGGTTATCCCGAGGCACCGGAAGACGCGCCACCGACACCACAGGCGGCCCTTTGGGCAACCGAGGGGTGCTGACACGGGCCATTACATCACTCCCACGGGGGGACCAGACCGCTGGCCCGTCTCATCCGCCTGATGCTGGTTCAGCGTCGGCGCTTTCGTCGCCGCCCCCGGATGCGCTCCTGTCGGTGGGGCATTCGGGTCCGGCCCCACGCCAGACACCGGCATCATCCCCCCCGACACCCCAGACGCCTGCTGCTGCGCCAGCTGCACGTCCGTCTCGCTAATCTGCCACCCGCCCTGTCGGAGCAAGCTCACCATCAAGGCAAACTGCGGCAACGCGGGATTCAGATCCTCAGCCTTGACCGACAACGACGCCTTCAGTTCCGGCTTCGGCTGCGGCGGTTCCACGATGAACTCCGACGGGTCGTAACCAAACTTCTCGGCCAGATCCTTGAGAATCATCCGGGGATTGATGAACGGGTCTTGCCGCACCTGGTTGTAGAACTGAAGCATCTGGCGGCGGTCGGCTTCCACGTCCAGATACTTGCCGGAATCCACGCGGAGGTTGTAGCCGTAGCCCCCCGCGAGAGCCTGCTTGTGCTGCGCCCACATCTGCCCCCGGCCCTCACCGAGAATCTTGACCGCGATCCGGGCATCGGCATAGCGAATCACCAGCGTGTCAAACGCGGCGACCACATCCAGATACCACTCCAAGACGCGCTGACGTTCCTGCTCAAACCGCGCTTCGGAATTGCGCTGGACGATGCTTTGTTCCGTCGCCGTCTTCCGGCCCTTCGTCGCCACCCCGGACTGATTCGAGCCAATGCCAAGAATCTGCTCTCGGTCGCGTTCGATGATGTCCTGCGCCATGAACGTCTCACGGCCCAAGGACGGCTGCGCGATCTCCTGCATGATCGCGTCTTTGCCCTGCATTAACGACCCTTCCATGACCGGGATGAACGTCCCGATCTGGCCGTTCTCGATCTTGTCCTTGACGGTGGGGTCAATCTTCGAGGCATCGAACAGAATGACGCGGCGGCTATTCGCCCGCTGCTTCACGCTGTCCGTGCGAAACTTGTCCAGTTCCTTCGTCAACTGCGCCGTCATCGAGCAGTCGGAGGGAATCCATGCGCTGTCGGAGAGGTCGCGGAGAATCAGCGGCCGATCCACGAAACCTCGGAGCGAATCCTCGGTCAACTCCCCCGTCTCGGTGAAGTCCTGGTAGGGGCTGTCCCGGTGGACGAGTGGCTCGTCTTTCCCGTCCACCAGCACCAACTGCCGCATGGCGTCGGGATGCACTTCCTTGTCGGTGCGGAGCTGTGTGCGGTAGGTAATCTCCACGCCCGAGATGTAGGGATCGCCCGCGTCGTCTTCCGACACGTCCGGGGTCTGGTCCTCAAAGTAGGGCTTGGATTCATCATCCGCCCGTCCCGCTGTCCAGTCATTGGGCAACTGGTATTCCCGCTTCACCTGCGAGAGTGGCTTGCGCCAGTCCTTCCCGAGCCATGACGCCCGCTGGAAGTCCGTGCTGCGGAAACTCGCGGGAATCAACAGCGCCTTGGGCGAAAACTCCGAGATGAACCACCGTTCCTCGATGGGCGTTTCCACGTCCACCATTTCCATCATCGGGACGGGCATCGGCGGGGGCATCATCCCGAGCGCCGCGCCAATCGTCTCCTTGATGGGTGTGGGTGCCATCATCGGCTGGCCCATCTCGTCCATCACGGGCGACGGCGTGGGGATCGTCTTCATGGTGACCTGATAGCCCACACTGACCGGCCCCACCCCCGACGGGCAGAGGCAGTTGAACAGGGCTTTCAGCACCGTGGGCTTGACGTTCGCGTGCTGCGGGCCGAGCAACTCGTTCAACATCTCCTGATGCCAGGCGATGAGCGTCGAGAGCATCAAGGCGGGCTGCTGCGGACCCGCCGGGGCGACTTCCCGATCCTGCGTCACATCCAGCGACACATCGGGCCGGTCATAGAACAGCGCGGCTTTCTTGCGCTCGACGTCTCGAAAATCCGCTCCGATGTTGACGTCGGCATTCGCCGCGCCTAGCGCGTTCTTGACGGGCTTCGGGCCGTAGCGTTTGAGGTTCTCCTCCCAGCCGTAGGTGGTGGAGACGTCTTCGCGCTTCTGGCGGGCCTGCTTGATCTCGGTGCGCCAGAACGCGAGATCCTTCGCGGCGAGGGGGATCATGCCAGCACGCCCGTCGATGTTTCCTGTGATTTGTGCCATTGCTTCCAGAAGCCCCAACTATTGACCGGATACGCCGGTTCGGCGGTGACCGGCGCCGAGAACGCCGGCCGCGACTGCACGAAGTAGCGATCCCGATCCGCCGCGTGGTCATCCAACCGCGTATCCACGTCTTCGGGATTCGTCTTGTCGGCCAACAACGCGGGAATCGAGCGAATCGAATAAGTGCAACTCGGCGCGTAGGTCAACCACGGCACGCCGTTGGGCGCGAGGTGATAGGCGGCAATTAACCGCATCCAGCCGAGTTCGCGTTCGTTATCCCCCGGACGAATCTGGACGCCGTAGCGCCCCATCGTCTCCGCAATGGATTCGCCCCGGGACTTGGCAAACATCGACGGGTCACCGACCACATACGACACCTGCCCGATCCCGAGTTCCTCTCGACGGGCTTTGATCCCGAGCGCCACTTCCTGTGGCGTGTGCTGCCGGAACTTCCACTCACCGAGGACATGCCAGTGTCCATCCCCGACCGGGGCATACGCCGCCCACGCGCCAGGAGAGGTATAGCCCCAGTCAATCGCCTCAATCACACCCGTGATCGGGGTGGGGAGATCGACCTGCCGCACATGGGAGGCTTTGGAGAACATCTCAAAGAACGTGCCTTCCGCCGCGTCCCAATCGCCATGTCGGAGTTGAGCGTAGCGGGCCTTCCGCAGCCCCGAGAGCGATAGTTGCTCATAATCGGGGTCGATGTAGGGGTTGTCGTCCAACGTCGCATGGGTGTAGCCCCACTGCGCGGGTTGGTAGCTCGTCGCCATCGCGGGATACTGTTCGACATCCGGCTGCTGGTCGATGAAGAACGACTTCAGCAGATGGTGACTCGGGCCACCGGGATTCGTCGGCAACCAGACCCACGGGCCGCCCAAGGCTTTCACTTGTTCATGGGACGTGCGGGCGCGAGACATCAACTCCATCAAGGCATCGGGCGGATACTGCACCGCTTCCTCGGGAATGATGAGGTCGTATTCGGACGACAGATACTTCTGCACCGCCGCTTCGTCCTCCATGTGTCCGCACTCGATCACCGATCCGTTGGTGAACCGGCATTCCTTCGCCTGTTCCATCCACGTAAAGCCGAGGTCGTGTTGTTCCTGCCGCATCTTCCGAATGTGCGTGCGTTCCAACTCCGGGCGCGTTTTCCGAATCAGCAACACGCTGAGATTCGGGACGGTCAGGCACAGCCGATACGCCCCACAGCGGGAGACGTGCGACTTGCCTGGTCCCGCCGCCCCGCCGAGGAGTTTCCGTTTCCCCGGCAGTTCCAGAAACGCGACTTGCTTGGGCAACGGCACCCACCAGAAGCGCGGGCGGTAGCCGACGAACCGCCCGCCTTCAATGCGCTTTTCGTGGACTTCAATCGCCCACGCCCGTTGGCGCGTCCGGCATCCGACGGACTGGCACCACCAGTGCCCGTCGCGCTTGGCGAGGGACTGGTGACACCAGCAACACGTCGCCGTCGGATGCAGGACGTCCATGCTTAGACCGTCGAGAACGGCGTGGCTTCCGTGCCACCCGCGTCACTGATGATCGTCGCGTGGAACAATGCCGATGCGACGTCCTCGAACTCGTAGGTCGCGCCGAGCATCCCCCCCG